GGGCGGTCCAACTTTAAGGGGGCGTTGGAAGCCCGAAAATTCAACCGACTAGGCGAGCTCAAGGTGGGGATACAATTCTCCCATCCATTGAGAAAGCAGGGGACATTTAAATTCCCCGCCTCGCCACTCAGAAACAGCGTCGCGGACACATGCATCCATGCTCCATGGGATGCCGTGTCGATCGTTTAGGTCAGCCATGGTCTCCTCATAAGTGGGTCCCAGATGGGCGTCTTCGACGGCCTGCAAGTCATAGCCCATCATCTCCATCTTCTGAACATCCTCGAACCGTGTTTTCACGTCGCCAGCCCACTTAACCAACAACAACCCCAAGTGTGGCATTATTGGGTAACCCTCATATTCGTACATGAGGCAAAGCCCCTTTCCCCGGGCAATTTGCCTAAGGACTTTGTCACATGACGCATTCGGGTGGCTGGTCCAGAAGAGTTTGAACAGAGCCCGAGCGGGATCGCGATAAAAGCGATATGAAGAGGAGCCTGGAAAAGGGACGAAATGGCCGCCGCAAAATGAGACCTCATAAGTGCACCCGACTTCGGGCTTGACCTTGAACCCCAGCTTCTCATACAACTGCAACCCTCTAGTATTAAACAGACGGCGCGACTCCAAAGACATGGTGTAAATGTTATCGTCCCCCTCAACTATACAGGCAGTGTTGGTTAAACCCAATTTATGGGTGACAAACCTGAAGAGAAAATAGTTGAGGAAGGCGTTTCCAATAGATGTGTGGGGATCGCCACTAGCTCGAGTGCCATAAATCTTATACTTATGGTTACCCTGCATAGTGCGACCCCGAATAGTAATGGATCGATGCAATGCCTTATAGATCTCGCCTCGTCCGAACACGTGCCGCCAAACGTTAAGTTCGACGGCATGCATCAGAATGGCAGTTTGTGTAGAGTCGAACCTGCTGAAGTCAATACCTCCAACAGGCAAGCCAGGGGCCGTATCGCCATGAACAGCCAAAAGCATGTTCTCGAAAACTTCATTTCGACGGCGAATGTCATAGCCTTTGATGAGCCAGGGTACGGGTCCCCGGTCATTGTGCATGAGCAAATGCTCAAGCGCGGAAATGGCAGGGCCTACGAAGGCTTGAAACCTACCACACCGCGCCTGAATGAGTCGAGGCACGCCATCCTCCTTAGCAACGCATTCGACCTTAATAAATGATTCGATGTCCCAATCCCTGGGACGACCAAAAGGTTCGTCTTCTAGGGATTCCAACTCCTTCTCATATCGAGATCGTTTGCCGCCATGGAATTTATTAAGCCAGGCCGCCGGATCAATATCGTCGGCGTGAACCCGAAGCCAAGAGAACTCCTCAAATAGGGTCTTTCTCACAAACTTAGATAGTTCACGAACCAACATAACATCCACCGACCCTGGCTTATGCAGGTGGCGCGCATTCAGACTATACAGCTCATTATGGGCACAAGAACGGTGAGCGACAGGCACTGGGCCATTCTCCACATGAGGTCCGAGGGGGTAGATAAGCCGTTCATCACGGCAATTGTGTATGTCCCCAACGGTGACCCGTGCGTTCTTATTTCTGAGGTCGGCCGAATAATCCGAACCAGCTACCCAACAGCAAGTAGTTGGACTGGCCTCCGAAGATGGATTACTCGATCGCAT